CCCAAGGTTTTGCTGCCCAAGCTAAAATCGAGGAGATTCGGACAGATCAGGTTGCCATGCAGTCCGAGGCGCAGATGCAAAACGCGGCGCTCGACCATGACAAAAAGATCATGGACAAGGCAAGCAAGTGGGCAGTCAACTATGTAGCAACCGTCCGTCCTACCGTGACTTACATCTTCGTGCTGGAGCTTGTACTTATCAACATTGGATTGTGCTATTTCTTGTTGTTCAAAGAGGGTCTTGGAACTCTTAGCGTTTCTCAATTTATAGAAGCCACAAATGTGATATTCTCAGACGATGAAATGGCTATGTTAGGGGCTTGCATAGGCTACTGGTTTGGGTCTCGTGGATGGAATAAAAAATGACAATTGGCGTTTATGCGGTAATTAACAAACACAACAGAAAAGCCTACATTGGCAGTTCATCAAATGTTGAAACTCGTCTAATAAACCACAAGTGCTACATAAACACAGGTCTGTTTTTGCATTACCAAGGTTATGCCGATGACGCAAAAAAATATGGCGTTGACGGTTTTGAATTTAGGTTGCTAAAACAAACTGACACCATTGAGGAAGCCAAAGAATTAGAAACGGCATTTCTTGAGTGTTTCATTGATGACCTTTATAACAAGGCTCCAAACGCCAATGGAGCAACTGGTATTAAGCGCAATCGCGAACCTTATGTCCAAGGTGCTGCTAAACGATTGCAGAACCCTGACTACACCAAGAATCTAAGCGAAGCCTGCAAAGGCAAGCGTGCACTAATTACCTGCCCGCATTGTGGGGTAACTGGTGGCGGTGGAAATATGCGCCGTTACCACATGGATAAGTGTAAAAAGAAGTGAAAACCTCTGACAAAGGCATCCACCTGATGCACCAGTTTGAGGGGTATCGTGACAAACCCTACCTTTGCCCAGCCCATCTATGGACTTGTGGCTACGGAGAAGTTCTCTACCAAGACCAGATCAAACTGCCGATGGTCCGCAAGGATGGTTATACTGGCTTGATTCGCAAGGAATATCCGTTAAGAGATGCAGACAACCGTACCTGGTCCAAGTCGGAGATTGAGGAACGCTTCAAAGCTCTGCTCGGCAGCTTTGAGCGTGGTGTTCTTCGACTTGCTCCCAATCTTACTGGGCGTCAAGGCTTATTTGACGCTTGCGTCGCTCTTAGCTACAACATCGGTGTCGGGGGATTTCAACGCTCTACACTACGCCAGCGCATCCTACGAGATGAACCCTTGGATAGCATTGCTGAAGGTTTTTTAGTCTACACAAAAGGCGGCGGCAAGGAGTTACCGGGACTGGTCCGCAGGCGCAAGGCTGAGGTCGCGCTGTTCCTGGGCTAACTCCAGAATCCTGGCCTTCAGTTCTTCCGTAATCGCTACCCCGTTTTTTTCCTCAAACCCATCTAGCCACTTCCTCCTCTGGGCCTTGGTCCTCATCTTCAGCACATAGCGTGCAAGACCCTCAATCTTGGCTTCATGCTGGCTAAGCATAATCTCGTGGATTTCTTCCCGCGTTGCACAAAAACTACCCGTGTCTAGCGTATTCGCCGTGGAGAAGTTTTCGAGCAGATCTGACCGCTCCTGCCGCAGCTTTCTTAGAAGTAAACCGGCCGATATAAGTTCTTTTGCCATTCGCGCAGATATGTGCCTCGTAAACCCCTTTTTTCCGCTCGTAGACGCCCTTGATGTTGCTCTTGGTATGGGAGTACCTCTTCGCGTTCCAAAGGTTCTGGGAGCATTTTACGGCCCTTAGATTGGATAGGCGGTTATCGTCCTTTTTCCCGTTCTTGTGGTCCAGCATCTCAGGGAACACCCCATAGTGGTAGAGCCAAATCAGCCGGTGGGCCAGATAGTACCTTTTGTAGATGGCAACCCGAATATACCCACGGGAGTTTACTGATCCGGCGGGACGGTGGGCATACCGCTTATTCCACATCTTGTAAGCATTGACCCGCTTAAAGTCCTCGGGCGGTCTGTTGCGCCAAAACAACACTCCACGCTTGTAGACAAACAGCCGCCTTACAAATTCCTTATTCACTAATCTCGGCTCGGCCTAATCCATTGGGACGGCTGTTTTAGGGTCCGGCCCGTGACCCGCCGCCTTCATAAAGGCATCTACATCGTAGAAAATGCTCATGGTTCACCTCAAAATGGGGGTTCGTCATCAAACCCAGATTGTTTTTTGGCTGCCGGTTTTTCGCCATCTGTTTTGGGTTCAAACAATTCGGCCCAGCCGTCCCAGTTGATTGGCGTGCAGTCCATCTTTATGGCGATTTTGCCATTCTTTTTTTCAATCACCTTACCAATTTTTAGCCAACTGGTTTTTTCTTGCCCGGATTTGTCGGTGTAAGTTCCGGTAGGAACATTGATTTCCCATTTAGTTGCCATTCATTCTCTCCTTTACGCGATAAGCCGCAAAATGTTTTCCGTTCTTGTGAACCGTTTTTGTAGCTACGATGTAGCCCATATCTTTCAAATCCTTGATCCTCGCGGCCAGCCGCAAGCATCCACACCCCAGATAAGCATCCAGCGGTGTTATCCACTTTCGCTTGCCTTCCTTTATTACCCAGTCGGTCTGTGTCATTTTGCCTCCATGTAAAGACCTACATTGCCAAGGCTGTAGCCCAGAAAAGCAATGCCCAAGCCCCAATTACCGCGAACAAACAAATCCACCGCGACAATAAGATAAACAATTCCAATCCCCGCTATCAGCCACGCCGCCATTCAAGCCACCCGCTAATAATCAACACGGCAGTTGCAAACATCACAAATTTTATCGGCCCTAACGAATCCCAATCCACAACAAATACAGTCCAGTTCATAGCCACTCCTTGTTGGTTAAACTCCATTTAACGGTCTGCTCTAGCCTATCGTAGACATCCATCTGAGGAACCCACCCCAAAGACTTCATAAACGTACCGTCCAAGGCATATCTCAAATCATGCCCAGGCCGTGACGAGTGGAAATCTACCATTTCGTAGTGCAGCTTCTTGCCCTGAATTTCAGCAATCGTAAGTGCTAGTTTTAAATTATCAAGCTCCTCCCTGCCGACGATGTTGAACTTAGGGCATTTTGCGCCGCCGTAATCTAAAACCTTTACTGTCGGGCGGTTTAGCAAAAATATCATCGCAGAGGCTACATCTCTAGCGTGGATGTAATGCCTGCTCCCTGCTTTGGTTTTCGTTGGATCGGCGTGGATCGTAATCTTGTCACCGTCGCGTGCTTTCCTAATGCAAAGCGGAATAAACTTCTCTGGCGACTGCCTCTCCCCAAACACGTTCATGGTATGGGTAATGTAGATCGGCAGTTTGTAGGTGTTCTCAAACGCCACGCAGAACTCTTCTCCGGCAGCTTTGCTGGCAGAGTATGGGTTGGTGGAGTTGTAGCGGTCATGCTCCTTGTAGGAAACGCCTTGTGGGGCCGGGCCAAATACCTCGTCCGTGGAGAAATACACAAACCGTTGCAAATCCTGGGTGCGGGCAAATTGCAGAAGGTTCAAGGTTCCAATGGTGTTATCTAGCGCAAACTCCATCGGAAAGTCGATAGAACGGTCTACATGGCTTCCTGCCGCAAGATGGAAGATCACATCTACTTTGCCAATATGGGAGGCAACGTGAGGGTTTATTTCGGCTTTTAGGTCGTGGTAAACGATCTTGACCCGGTTTCTGTCTTTCCTGTACTGCAAAACGTTATGCAGGCGGTTTAGGTTCCCAGAGTAGTCGAGCCGGTCAAGGCTGACAATCTCTGCGTCTGTGTTATCCAGCAGTTCGTCTATCAGGTGGTGGGCAATAAACCCCGCACCTCCGGTCACTAAAATCCTCATTCTTCCTCCTCGTTAGCCGAACTAATTAACTCTAACTTAACAATCTCTAAAACCCCAATGGCAGCAGCCAATGGAATGGCATCCCCATATTCTTGAATCACATGATGTATCTGCTCGGCCATCGCTTCTAGCAAAGCTAGTTGGCTCAAGTGTTCTTCTCCTTTAGTTTGGCTTCGATGGCACGAAAATACTTGTAGGTATCTACCGTATTACATGACTTCACAGCGACATCTATTTCCTCATCCGTCAGCCCAACCCATTCAGGAGGATGCGCCCAAAGAGGAAGTGTTTTATATTCATCTGTGTAACCCAATGGGTTACTTGTAATGTAAGCCTCTTGAAACCCATCTTTGTACGCCAGCCACGCCACAGGCTCCGGTTCAGGCTGCGCTAATCGGTAACGCAGAGCTTTTACTACTTCGTGGATATGATGATTTTCCCAAGACTTTTTAAGTAGCGTAGTCAATTTCCAATCCAACGCATCTAACGCCATTTGCATTAGTTCACGGTCTGTCATTCCATTTCCTTTGCTACAGCGGCTAAGAATGACTGTATCTTCTCTAGCATCTCGTCCATCTCTGCTTGCTTGGGTTCAAAGCGGATGATGAACAGTTGCTTGGAATCCCGCACCCGGTCGTCAAAACTCACAAAGTCCACCCACTTCCTGCCCGTACACAACATCTGGCACATCATCTGGCGCTTGTACTGCGTAGGGACTTTATTCTCTGAACGGTAACGGAGGTGTGTGGACGTCCTCGGACACTTGATCTCTATGAGTCCTTCACTTTCGACCAGTCCATCAGGAGAAGCGCCAAAGAACTTGATTTCTGGGTGTAGCCAGAATCCGGTCTGGGTGACAAAAGTCCCGGTATGGGCTTCGTATGCGGCGCGAGCAATGGGTTCTTTTTCGGTTCCACGCTGCATATCTGCGTTGACGTAGGACTCTTCGACAACTTGCGTTTCTCGCTCGGCAACGAGTTGCCAGAGATAGTTTTGGTACGCTGCCGTGGTTTCCCCGGAACAGGCGTCATTGGCTCGGGATGCTGTCAGACACCCCAATCGCGCTTGGAGCCATTCTGGGGTTCCTTGGACGATTTCTTTCGAGTTCACTTGATAATCTCCTCTTCGCTGTTGCTAGTTCACTTTCAAGCCTGTCCACCGACATCCGCAGTCTTTGTGCCACGGTATGTTGAAGATGGTACGGATACATTATAAAACGTGCTTTTAGAACTTTCCGATACTTTTCTGGAAGTTTTCTGACCGCCTGTTCAATTAGTTCCCCGTCTACCATGTCCGGTTCAAGCCGGGGTTCCTCGCCCTCCCAAACATCTTCGGAGTCGTAGTTGCCTTCGGCAGAGGCGGCTTGGGTGCGAATCTCTGGGCCAAGGTGACCCCAGGCACAGTACCACGCCCAATTTTTCAATCTGTCGTCGGAAACCATTGCTTGTAGAGTTCTGGCCTATTCTCACGAATCCAAGGTTTCGCGGATTCTATAAGATTCTTTGCGTCAAATCCACAAGTCTGGCTCCCAACGTGGTGGACGTAGGCCCGGCTCACAAAATGGAAAAAGCCCTTGGCAACCATATCCACGCATTGCACATCGTCCGAATACCAGTTCAGGGGAGGGAAGTCTACCCAGGCGTCCCGGTGGATGTAGGCGCAGATCGGGGCGATGATTTCGGCCATGATGATCTTATGCTCGCTCTCGTACCGGAAGAAGTTCATCCGGCCTTCCCCCATCCGCACGTTCTGGTATCCTCTCGCATAGTCGCTTCGGCACGCGACCCAGCCGAGGGGGACATTTTCACTTCTGAGTCTGGTAATGTCCTTGGCAAGCGTCTGCCATGTGTAGGGGTTAAACACAATATCGTCGTTACAGCAGACCACCTCGTCGTGCTCCTCAAACGCTTTCCCCATGACTGCATTAAAGGCGTCCCCAAAGTTCTTGGCGGTATTGGGCATATTCACCGTCTTGTGCCGTGGGAGCTTGATGTCTGACCCGGAGATGTAAACGACAACATCCTGCGGAACATAAAAGGTGATGCTGGCCGCAAGGACCGGCAGGCACTTACCGTCTACGGTGGCTATGGCGATGGCTTTAATTTTTCGTACTCCTTGGCTCGATGGGCAGCATGAATCGTAAATAGCCCGTTATTGAATAGCGGTTTGTCGCACCGCCGCACAGACTGGCCTGTTTTCCACAGGACGTATTGCAGGGGTATCTGGTCCTTTATGCCCCAGCATAGGATTTCCCTCCACCACATCTCATCCAAGCCCACCACGGCCATATTTCGGGTGTTCCTGCAAATGATTCCGCCGGAGGTCATCCCGAACTTAGGCGGCATCCCTTGTTCTTGGTACTCGGTCATCTGCTCTAGAATCGGCTGGTCCAGATACTTCCGCATATCGTGAGCTTCGGCAGCCTCGTCGTATATGCAATCCCGCCAGGGGTGGGTGAACATGGCCCAAGAGTCTTTGGCTTGAGAAACCATGTATTTGGCAAAGTGCGGGGAGGTGATCTGAACTGAGCCATCAATCCAAATCGTGTAATCGAAATGATTCTCAGCACCAAATATCCGGTGCAGTAGCACCTTGTAATACTTGGCTTGCAAACGTGGATTTTCGCCTAATTCCTCATGCGGCTGGGTAAAGCGCATGAAATAGCAGTCAATACTTTGCTCTGGGTGATCTTTAGGGGGATCATAATCCCCGAAGATTGATGTATAAATTAAGACTTTCATATCCGTTTCCACGGGAACCGCAGGTAGGTATGACTTCTTCCTTCTTTGATTTTTTGGTAGTAGAGACTTTCATTGTTCGGCACGCGGGTGAGGACGCAATCTGCATTGTGCTGCGTGCAGAGGATTGGGAGGGTGAACTCGCGGATTCCAGCGCGCTCCAAGAGGAACCGGAGATAAGGGTCGTTGTATCCATAGAAACCGGCAAAGTCCTCGTCATAACCGCCGACAGCCCAGTAGTCGAGTCGATTCACTAGCAGGGTTCCTGCTGTTCTAGGACGGTTCTCGCGTTTGAACGAGTAGAACTTACCGCGCTCTAGCTTGGTGGCTAGGATCGCGTCTATGCTTCCCTTGCTAAACGTCTGGTCGGTGTCGCAAAACAAAATCCATTCTGTTGGGCAGACTGCGGCCCCCAAGTTTCTAGCACCCGGAATGTTCCACGGAATGTCTTTTTCTATCCGGTAAACAGGAACGTCAGCAAATGGTGGTTCTTCGCTTCCGTCATCAATGATCTGTTTTTGAACATAGGGGTATGTACGCCACGCGTCTATATGCTTATCTAAATGTTCGTGGTCGTTGTAAAACGTCAGCGAGATAGTAAACACCGCACCTCCTCTAGTAAGTCCTGCTCTGTAAACCCGTAGTGCTTTGGAAAACCTTTTGTCCCTAGTCCATGAACTCCACTTTTACCGCGATGGTGCTCTGGGCAGAGGGGGATAGTAGAGTAATGGTCGCTGCGTCCCCATCCCTGCCCCGCTCGGAGATGGTGGATTTCAGCAGGTGTTCCATCGAATCCCAGTCTGCGGCAGACAATACAACCAAGTTCTGCAACGGCTGATAAATGGGCTTTTTCATCTTTTGTCACTCAGTTTGACCTCATGCTCGACGGCCCACTTTATAACCTTTTCTACATATTCAGAAAACTGGTCTAGGCTTAGCTCTGCCGTACTTCCTTCTAGCATCTTCACGCTACCGTCAGGCAACTCCACCATCCGCTCCGGCAAGAACAAGGCTCGTAGGTACTCGTGCCAAAGACTTGGCTCGTATGCTTTTCCAGGTACGACCTGTTCTGAAATGTCGGAGAGTATTGCCCAGTAGTAACGATTCTGTTCTAGGCTTCTCTTAGGTTTTCTGATCTCCAGAACCATGCCGTCCTCAGCAGTCTCCACAAGCTGCTTGGCAATGTCTCGGTTGTTGGATGTAAGGATCATGCGGCTTTCATTGCCTGGCGCATAACTGCAACCTTAAAGGCTGGGAAGGAGTCAAACTGAGATGGGTCTAAACCAAGCTCTCTTCCTTTGGCTTCGATTCCGCTTGCGGTCTCGTGCCAAGGTCTCTCGTTTACGACATCGGGGAGTTTTACTTCTAGCTCGTCATCCCATCGCTCACCGCGTAGCCAAGTGGCTGGGTATGGGATAAATGCACCTGCGTTTCGCATCCATTGCTCAGTCTTGCAATGGGCTTGTATGGCAGATAACAAATATGTTAATTCAGGTCGAACATCTTTTGTCTGTAACCAGGCTTTCCTTGCATCTGCCTTAGCTACCTTCTTCGGATACGCTTTCCAGAACTCGTCAAACCCTTCCATTTACTACCTCCTCAAGTAGTTATAAGTATTACTAAGTATATACATCTGCACTTTTGGTGGACGGACTTAGCCTTAGCCTATCCGTCCTTTACCTGCACTTTCGGAGCCACAGGACTCATCAGCCTTTTCGCGTTCCGGTGCTGACTTCGCCGCCGGTCTGGGATATTCCAACGCTGCCCACAGTATCCCTATCGCCTACCTGCCCTGCCGTCTTGCGCCGACGACAAATAAGCGGTCAGAAATGCAAAAACCCTCGTGTGGAGACTTGGGCTTGACAGGCCAGCATCGGACTAGAACGATGGCAACAAGCCCCCACAGGAGGGTTCTTTCTAGTCTAAATGCCGGATCGTCACTTCCGACACCGCTAGGATAGCACAGGATCAATTAAGTTCAACAAGTTTTAGCGTCCACCCTGCCTTTAATTTGCCCCAGCCGTGAACGTGGACCTTCCAGCCTGACCGGACAAGTTCAGGGTAATACTCATTTTCCTCTATCTTTTTTACCCGCGCTGCAACATTTCCACGGCTGGTGGTTTGGACCCCAATGGTCTCGCCGTTACCAATGGCTAAAATGTCTATACAGTTCCAAAGGTCGATCCGCTTGCGGGAGTAGGGACACCACCGCTCCACAATCCAGCACCGATACCCTTGCTCACGCAGGTAGGCCAAGGATCGCTGGGTAGGACTCATGGTTGCTTTTATACAACAGGGTTCTCCCTAGGTCAAATTTCTGTAAAAAACACTTGCAGAAGTATAAAAGTAGTATAAGATTACTACATGGCAATCACGCCATAGCTCTGAGGAGGGCAAATGAACACTGCACAGTATTACGACCGGGTATATCTCCAGCCACCGTCAATCTCTGCCAAAAAAGCAAAGATGTACGATGAGTTAGACAACCTCTACGACAAGAAAAAAAACCTCGAAGATTTGCCAGACGAGTGGACCCGCGATCAGGAGCGCGAGTACGACAACATCCTGGACGAGATCCGCTTTTTGGAAGTTGAGATCGAGGTGACACTATGACTGCCGCCGAATACCACCAGCAACAACTAGAACAGCAGGAGTGGGAGGATACCGTTCATGGCATGAATCTAAATCATGGCCGCTTTGTGGGTGTTGCGCGATTCATACGCGACAACGCAAAAGGCGAGCGTGATGTTCAGGATGCTATAAAATATCTAATGAGTGTGCTTGAGGATTACGAA